CTGGTGTCTCATCGGTTTCTTCCAGCTCGTCGGTTTCTTCTTCGTCGGTTTCTTCAGTTAATTTATTATATCCAGCTTCAACCGATAGATAGCCAATTCCTTCTAAAATACCAATCACAATATGCTTCAGAATTTTTCCAATAACTCTTCCCCATGCGTGACTAATATTATCTTGTGGGTCCGGAGCTACAATAACATGTTCAAATCGATCTCCGCGCAGAGGAGTGCCTTCACGCGGAGAATCGATCACATGAGAAAGGGAGATTGCGATTTCCTTATCTTCCTCATGTGGCTCATTTGGTATAACCAATAATACTGGAGAAACTGATTCAATTTGCATTAGGGCCTTATCTTAAGTTCGTTGTAGAAAAAAATCAATAAAAGATGGAATTTGGACAAATTTATTTGTTAGGAAAAAGAAGAATCCCTACGGTGAAGTTATGAAGATACAAAAAACAGATACTGTGGGTGAAGCCTCGCTAGAGCTTCAAAAAAAGGGATCTTCGGATCTTAGTGCTATTGATATCCAAAAAGAAGTTCATGCGGGAACTAAATCTGAACGATCTTATGAAGAAGAAATTCATGAAGCTGTCCGAGTAGGACGTAATAAATATGACGGTGATTTCTTTATAGTGGTTTTATTGAGAAGAGAAAGAAAACTTACAAATGTTTTGAGACAACTGTTTTTCCAACGAAAAAGTTGTCCTAGTCCTCAATATGATCAATCTGTTTATCACTATGGAAAAAATGGAGATTGTCTAGAACTTCAATGGGTAATTCCAGACAAACAGACCTGCAATACCCTTCCTCCTATGCGATCTGAACTTCCTTTAGATCAGATGTGGCTTCTTGAATATATAGACGCATTTAACAGCGGTCAGCTTGACAAGCGCTGTCTGAAGCTCAATAAATCGAGCTCCAAACAACTTTTAGACTTGAAAGTTGTTCCAAATTAAGGTTTTTTAAAAAAACTGCTTCCGAAAATACATTTTTTAATATATCGCTAAGATATCGCACGTTTTCGTTTACCTGCGTTAAGGGAGTGCGATAAAAAAGATGTATAGCGATTCGTCATCGCAAGGAGATATTATGGCTACAAATCAGAACGTAAAAGAAGAAGTTCATCATGAGGAACCCGTTCAACCTCAAGAAATAATAAATAATAGTCAAACCTCTCCGGACGCTCAAACTCAAACTTCTGAAGAATCTTCCACTAAGGAATATAATTTTAGAAAGTTAGAAGAGAGTAAGAAACAACTAGAAGGAAAAGTTGAGCAATTAGAAGGAATTGTTCGGAAAATGGCTTCCGAAAACACTGAAGAAACTCAGGAGGTCCCAGTCTCTCAAGACTATTCGGGACTTGCTGATGAAGATTTAGCTGAAGGAAGACATATAAAGATGGTTACTCAGGAGCTGCAGACGCTTAAAAAACAAATGCAGCAACAAGAGTTAAAAGCCGTCCCCGATCGTTTAACTTCAAAATTCTCAGATTTCAATCAGGTTGTTTCAGCAGAAAATATAGAAAAATTAAAAAATACCGAGCCAGAGCTTTATTCTTCCATTATTTCTGGAACTGATCTTTATGCTAAAGGCGTTTCTGCGTACAAGGCGCTGAAAGGTCTAGGAATCGTCAAAGACGAATTTCACGAACAGAAAGAACAAGTTAAAGAGAATCACAACCGTCCCATGAGTGCGCAGTCTATTAATGGACAGAGCGCTTTATCTGAAAAGAATATTTTCGCGGGCGGTTTGACAACGGATTTGAAGAAACAACTCCAACAAGAAATGGTAGATGCAGCAAAAGCTCAGTAAATAACCCAGGTAAACTATGACAACCACCACAAGTGTATTGCCGGCGCCAGTCCAACAGAGTTTCAGTTACAAGCTGCTTTCCGTTCCTGTCCCGTACTTTATCCACAACATACCTGCCATGCTTAAGCAAATGCCCCGTAATGGTGGTACAACGCTTCGTATGCGTAGATATAATCCTTTAGATACCGCTATAGTACCTTTAGGAAACTCAGGCGTTACTCCTCCTCCACAGCAATTGACTGCTATCAATATTGATGCGCAGATGGATTTCTATGGAACATTCATTCTTTTGAATGAGCAAGTAACTCTACAAAACCAAGATCCCGTTTTAAATGAAGCAGCTCAACGTTTGGGTGTTTCTCTTCGACAAACTGAAGATGAACTTACTCGTAACATGCTAGCTTCAACCGCTTCCTTCATCAATGCAGTTGGTGGTACAAACGGAGATAATCCTACTGAAATTTCAAGATCTGATATTGACGAAGTGATCAGAACGTTGGCAACTAATAATGCCTACACTATTGCTGAACACATCGAAGGTGAAGATCGATTCGGAACTGCTCCTGTACGGGATGCTTATTTCGCATTGACCTCTACTCAATTGATTGGTGATTTGGAACAAGTTCAGGGATTCATCGCTAAAGCTCAATATCCTTCACCTATGGAAGCTTTAAGACCTGAGTGGGGCTCTGTCTCTAACTTAAGATTCTTAATGTCTTCAATCGGTGCTACTTCTCCTACTGCTTCGGCCCTAGGGAATACTGTCTTTGCAGTCTTCTGTGTAGGTATGGAGGCATATGCGGTCGTAGAACAAGATGGCTATTCAGCCCAATTTATCTATCGACCACCTATTTACGATGGTCCATTAGCACTCAACGCCTCGGTCGGATATAAGTTCGCCCAAGTGCCGAGAATAACAAACGATGCGTGGATCATTAATCTACTCGTCACATTAAGTTAAGGAGATAGACATGGCAGATAATACAATTATACAACAAGGTCGTTTCACCTCTGAGGGCGAAACAGTAATTCTGGATATCCGTTCTGATACAGATTGGATGGAAGTAATTAATGAAACACAGTTTGCAACTACGCAAACTCCAGGTCGCGGTGTTCAATTTAAATGGCAGCGCGGGATAGCTCCTGATACAGCCTTTAGATTTGGTAAAGAAGATGCAAGCAATATATTGGCAGCTGCATTTAATACTTCAGGCGGATTTACTCGAATTCCTGCTAATATTGGCGAAGGACCTCTCATAACAGGTACTACTATTACAAAAGCTGGGCCTCCTGTATGTACAGCGGCAAATCACGGCTTTTCTAATGGTGAATTAGTTCTCTTTACTAATTTAACAAATATGGTTCAAATTGCAGTGACTTTGTTTAGTGTTGGAAATGTTACTACAAATACATTTGAGCTTACTTATTTTAATACTAATACAGCTAATTTTACAGCAGAAACTGCATATGAAGTAAGGAGTTTTCCGGATTTTGCTTTTACACCTGCTAGTAACTGGATTAGTGCAATTACTAAAGGAAGTACTACACAGGCTCAATTGACAGCGCAAGCTGCTCATTTGAATCAAGATGTTGGTGGCGTTATGAAATTTAATGTTTCAGATGTTTTTGGAATGACTGAAATTAATGGGTTACAAGGAGAAATTCTTGCATTTGATTCAGCAACCAATACCTACACTGTAGATATAGATTCAACATCATTTACAGATTTTGCTTACCCAGCAGCTGCAGCCTTCCCATTCACTGCGCCTAGCGTCGTAGGAGTTGGAGGTGTCAGCACAAGCGGTTCGCCAAATGTTGTAGAGAATTTGGATTTTATTGGAATGAAACTAGCCTCTGGAGCACAAAGCCCAGCTGGTTCAAGCGGAGATGTTATTTACTGGAAAGCCGGTAAATCATTTTCTGTTTCAAACACATAAATAATTTTGGAGGGGGGAGAAATCTCCCTTCTTTTTAAGGAGGAAAAATGTCCGGACAACAAATTATAGAAAAACCAAAAAGCTCAAGAAAGCTTACAGGTAAAGAGATAGATGACATGAAAAAAAGAGACCATAAAATGGTCAGCGGAATTTTTCATTGTTATGAGCCAAGAGGAGGTTCAATGACCTTTTCTTTTAAAAAATACAAAGGCGACAATGTTTTGCAATATACCCTCACAGATGGTGAAAAATGTGACCTTCCATTAATGGTAGCTAAGCATCTTAACCAAAATTGTTGGTATCCTAAGCATTCACATGTATTAGATGCTGATGGAAACCCTTCAATTCAGATAGGTAAAAAAGAACAGAGATGTTCATTTGAAAGCTTAGAGTTTCAAGATTTTGCTGAAGATGCGGTTCCAGAGATAGCTGAGGCAGTTTAATCGTGGCAACTTTAGCTAATATTAGAACTAAAGTTAGGAGATTAACCGGTAAACCATCAGTGCAACAGATTACTGATGAAGAAATTGATGAATATGTAAACACCTTTTATTTGTATGATTTACCGGAAAATCTTAAGCTTTTTTCTCTTCACACCAATTTTGAATTTCTGACGATTCCCAATGTAGATCAATATGATATGGAAGAGATACTCATCACTGAAAATGGAGTTACCGATACCGCAGCTAATATATTTGAGAATCTGGAGCCTCCTGTATATATCGCCGGCTATCAAAGTTTTTGGACTCAAGATAACGAACAATTTTTCAGAACTTATCCAAAGCTTGCTGAAATAAATGATACTGTCGCAGGAAATGGAAGTCCGGGTCCTTACACATTTCAATTTGCCAACACACCTATTTTCCAATTCTGTGTCACCGTCGGAGCCATTGATGATACCGGAGACACCCAACGAGTAATCGATGTCCCTCAAAGTAGAACTACCGGAGATTGGGTCATCAGCAACGAAGAAATTCCTGTTGTAGGAAGTGTTGATTATATCGAGGGATCAGGAACGGTTACATTTTCAAACAATATCCCCCAAGGAAATGACATAACTTTCACGGCTGTTCCGTATGTAGCTAGTCGTCCTCAAGCTGTTAAATATTATGACAATATTATTTCTCTTAGACCAGTCCCTGACAAAGTTTATAAGGTCACTACGAATGCTTTTAGGACTCCTACAGCATTTTTTGCAGGAGCTGGAAGTGGATCTCAGAATCCTCAGCTTAAACTCTGGTTTCAGTATTTAGCGTACGGCGCAGCAAAGAAGATTTTTGAAGATACTCAAGACCCTGAGGGAGTGGCCTCAATCATGGCTGCATATAAAGAGCAAGAAAGTATTGTATTAAGAAGAACAATTACTCAAATAACTAATGAAAGAACTGCTACTATTTTTACTGAAATGACAGAATACCCTTATAATAATAACGAAGGAAAGTTTTAATTAAATACTAAATGCCTTATGATAGTTGCGAGGTATTTATGAAAAAGTGTAACCAATGTGGAGTTTTGCTGACAGAAAAAAATGCAGCTAGAAAAAATAAAACTCAATGGCGTGGAATCTGTAAAAAGTGTCGCGTAAGAAGTGTATGTGAATACCAAAAAAACAATAAAGAAAAAGTAAATAAAATAAATGAAAGATGCAGAAGAAAAAAAGGAATCGGGAGAGAATATCCATGTTTAGTGTGTGGAAAACCTCAAAAAAGAATAGGAGCTCCTCATGTCTGTAGTGAGAAATGTAGATTATATTTTTATATTAAAAAAGTGGGGGATTGTTGGCTATGGACAGGCGCAAAAGGAAGAAGAGGATATGGTAAAATGATGGCCAATGGAAAAACATGCGTAGCCTCTAGAGAATCATATAAAATATTTAAAGGCCCTATTCCAGAAAATAAATTTATTTGCCACACCTGCGATATGCCTGCATGTGTCAACCCCGCTCATTTATGGGTTGGAACTCCCAAACAAAATGCAGAAGATATGGTTAAAAAAAATAGACAATCTAAAAATACAAAACCTGCAGCTAAACTTTCTTGGGAAGCTGTTAAAGAAATTAAAGATTTAAGATCACGAGGTATGATTATGAAAGATATTGCAATCCTATATAGGATTAAACCTTCAGCTATTCAAGCTATATTAGCTGGCAAAACGTGGGTGAAGAAATGAGTACATATTTCCCCAGTATACCACAAGCAACTGACCGACCCTCTGATTCTCAAGCACTTATATTATCAAACTTCGAAGCTTTAAACAATATGGTTTCTAGAAATCATACTCCCATGAGCGATACAGCTAATTCGGGAAAACATGAATTTTTACAGATGCCCCAACAAACATCTGCTCCCTCTACAGGAGCTGATGAAGGGGGTCTGTATACTAAAGATGTCTCAGGAAGTACGGAGCTTTTTTATCGAGAAGAATCCGACGGAGCTGAGAGACAGATTACGAGTGCATTTACCGCAGCAACTAACGGATTCGCTACTCTTCCAGGAGGGTTAACTTTTCAATGGGGGAGGGTTAATGGTGTAGGAAATGGAGATAATGTTAATTTTACCACCCCTTTTAATGCTGTTCCTTTTAACGTTCAACTTACGATTATCCAGCAAAGTGCAGCAGAAAATACCATCTTTGTACGGCCTACTGGATTAACAGCTTCTAAATTTGTAATAAGCACGACAGCTGGAGCTTTAGATATTTATTGGTTTGCGATAGGAACTCTATGAGATGCTTAAATCATATTTAATCGCTTCTTACAAAACCGGTGAGGAAAGGGCCCAAGAGCCTTGGCTTATTCCTGAAGATGCATTTGAAATGCTAGAAGATTGTTATGTATGGCGTAGCCGAGTTCGTAAACGCTTTGGATATCACCTTGTGGGAGAAAATGATCTCTTATCTCGGTTTAGAATTAATTTAGGAAATACAGATGGGAGCGGTGACATTTCTATCACCGTTCCAGGAACTATTTTTAAAGTGGGCCAACAATTTTCTATTGGCACAGAAATATTTACTGTATCAGTTCTGGGAACTCCTGCCACAATGTTGGATACTGGAGCGGCTACATTAGCTACCTATAATACCACCACCGGCGCATTAGTCATTAATGGAGCGGCATCTACCACTCCTGTCTTCTTCTTTCCCGCAGATCCTGTAATGGGCCTTAGAATAAGAGAAAGCTCAAATGTAAACTTTGAAGATATAATTGGATTTGATACGCAATTTGCCTATAGAAGATTGGGAGGAGCGTGGACAAGATTAGGAACAGGTGCAGATGCTACATGGACAGGAACTAATTCACAGTTTTTTTGGTCCATAAATTATCGAGGAAAAGATCCTTATCAAACATTTTTTTATGTGGTTAATTTCAATCGAGCCGATCACATTAGATTTATAGAGACCGGATCGACAACATGGACAGACTTTAGACCTACATTAGGAGCGGGTCGTTTTTTAGATTCGTGTAGACTTCTTATTGGTTACAAAGACCGTCTTATTGCATTAAATACTCTAGAAACGGAGGGAGCCAATGAAAGGTCATTTAGATCTCGATGTAGATTTTCTCAAAATGGAGATCCTACAAACCCTGCAGAAAGTTGGGATGATGTCACTCCTGGGAAAGGAGGGTTTATCGATGCCCCAACGGAAGAACAAATCGTTACAGCTGATATCATAAAAGATAGATTGATTGTTTATTTCGAAAGATCTACATGGGAACTCGTCTATATAGGATTTCCTGATGCTCCTTTTAGATGGCAAAATCTTAACAATGAGTTAGGGTGTGAAAGTACTTTTTCTGTAGTAGGATTTGATGATGGTATATTTGGCGTTGGCAATGTGGGTATTCATACTTGTAACGGAGTAAATGTCTCTAGAATCGATCAAAAGATTCCAGATGAGATATATCAGATTCATAATGGAAATGATGGCCCTGAGCGGGTATATGGCATCCGTGATTTTGTGCCAGAGCTTGTCTATTGGGCTCTCCCAGATCATGATGAAAATGCAACCTTCCCTACAAGAGTTTTAGTCTATAATTATAAAAATGCTACATGGGCAATCTTCAATGATTCCATTACATGCTTTGGTTATTTTCAAAAAGATTCAGATTTAACCTGGGAAACTGTAGGAGACGAATATCCTACATGGGAAAGTTGGAATGCCCAATGGAATTCAGGAAGAGCTCAGTCTGCATTTCCCGATGTAATCGCTGGCAATCAGGAGGGTTTCACCTTTATTTTAAATCCAGATGACTCCACTAATTCCCAGGCCCTTTCTATAACGAATATGACTCCTGCAAGTTCTTCTTTGCTTGTCGTGGATCATAACCTTCAGATCGATGATTATGTGCTTATAGAGGAATCTCAAGGAATTACTTCGGTAAATGATACTATCTTCCGCGTGAAGGAAGTGACAGATGCAGATAATGTCATTATAGATGGTATATTTTCTGGCACCTATACAGGAGGAGGAAAGCTTACACGCGTAAGCAATATTAATATCCTAACGAAACAATTCAATCCAGGAACTCCTGTTGGGCAGCAGTTTAGAATTCCTTACATAGATTTTTTACTGGATAGAACAGCGAATGGAGAAATTTCAGTTGATACTTTTGTAAATGCTAATATTGGAAGTTCCATGCGAGATAATTCTCCCGCAGGGGTAATTTTAGGGAGCAATACTCTATTTACAAAGCCTGAAAAACCTCTCGGAGAAGAAGGATCTCAATCCTATATTTGGCATAGATTTTTTCTTCAAACCGAAGCTCAATTTATTCAGCTAAAATTATTTATGACCGATGAACAAATGAGGGATAAAGAAATCTCAGGCGCTGATTTTGTCATGCAAGCTATGATGATTTATGCAGATCCCAGAGGAAGAATTACCGGATGAGTACAGCTAATTTTTTTCCAGATCCTTTGAATTTTCAGCCAGATGTATATTTATTTCCAGAAGAATTCAATGATTCTTTTCGTATAAAACTTCGTCAATATCTAAATGATATCGCCATTTCCTTGAATGCTAAAGAAAATGGATTCTATTTCCCTCAGGAGACTCCCTCAGGAGGGTTATTTATTCCTACATTTAGCCGAGATAAAGCACAAAATGCTACTTATAGAGCTGTCTATCGAACTGAAATAGATTTTGGAGCTCTCCCAAACACCTCTACAAAAACAGTAGCTCACGGAATAACGACCACAGAAAATTGGTCTCTCATTAAATTATTTGGAGGAGCAACGGACCCTGGCGCAAGCACTTTAACTTCCGGTCTATCTTTACCGTTTGCTTCTCCCGTTTTAGCCAATAACATTTCTTTAGAAATAGACGCAACTAATGTGATTATTACAACCGGTTCAAATAGAACAGCATATACCAGGACGTTTGTAACAATAGAATATATTAAAGAAATTTAAACAAAAATATGATAGATAAAAATTAAATACAAGTGAGGTAATTATGGCCATTATGGATCTATGGGGACAAGGTGAAAAAACCCAGCAATTTCAAAAGTTTACAGAACCGCAACAAGATGTTCTTCAACAAATTTTAGGTGGAGCGCAACAGGGAATTCATCCTCTGATGCAATTTCTACTCCAGATTCTTTCTCAAGACCCGGAAATGATGAAGCAATTTGAAGCTCCTACTCGTAGAGCGTTTAAAGAACAGACCGTTCCTAGCATTGCAGAAAGATTTACTGGGGTGCTTGGAGCTGGATCTCAACGATCTTCAGCTTTTGGTCAACAAATGGGACAAGCAGGGGCGGCTCTTGAAGAAAAATTAGCAGCTCAAAGAGCAGGATTAGGAATGCAAGCAGGCCAACAACTTCAATCACTTTTGACTAAAGGATTAACTCCTCAATTTGACACCCTTTATACCCCTCGTCAACCTGGATTCTTAGAAAACTTAGCAACTTCTGCTCTTCCGGCTGGGATAGCAGCTCTCAGTGGAGGTCTATAAGATGTCTTTACAAGTATTACAACCAGGACCTACAGCTGGAGCTGCCTTAGGAGGAGCTGTGGGTCAAGGAATCTCAGCTGGCCTTCAGATGATGATGGAAGATAAGGTTAACAAAATGCAGCAGCAAAGAAGATCGCAAGCTTTAGAAGCTGCTGGGATTCCTGGTGAACTTGCAGGATTAGACCCAACTATTTTAAGAGAGTTTGCTAGAACTCAAGCTCAACAACAAGCCATCCAAAGCTTATTTGGTACAGATCAACGTAAAGCAGTCGCTACCCCAGATATACTCTCCTCTGTAACTCCCGAGGGTGAGGCTGCTTTACCCCTTTCTGAAAGTAAAGCCGCTTTACAACCCCGTGTTAGCGGAGCTCAGAGATTAAAACAGATGAGCGATGAAGAACTGCAGATTCTTCAAGGATTTCCAGCTTTTAAAGATATCGCTAAATCTGAATTAGATATTCGAGCTACGGGAAAAAAAGAAAGTGCAAGAACCGAAGAAGGACGCTATAAATCTAACCTTCCCCTCTATCAAGAAGATCAGAAAAAAGTGGATAGTCTTGAAAATGAGATGCTTAATATAGATCGACTGGAAGCTCTCAATAATACAGGAAAACTTCCAAAAGGACTGGGAAGACTTTTGAATGTAAACTTCAAAGAAGGTGAGCTAAGAATTCCTTTTGTAGCTAGTCCTGAAACGCAAGCTTTCGTAAAAACAATCAATGATTTCACTGTAAAAGCTAAAGATAGCTTTGGCGCAAGAGTGACAAATTTTGAATTGCAACGATTTATGAAAAGATTACCAGGTCTTTTAAATAGCCGAGAGGGACGATCTCTTATTCTAAGACAGATGAAACTCATGAATGAAATTAATCAGGCACAAAAAGAAGGCGTTATCAATGCATTTGAAGAAGCTGGAGGATTGAGAAAAATTGATTATGATCAAGCGAAAAGAAGATCTAAAAATATAAACAAAGATAAAATAGCAAAACTCAAAAAAGAATATATATCTTTAGAAAAGCAGGGTGCAAAAGTCAAAGAGGCTAAAGCCAAAGCTCCTGAAGGAAGCGTTGAAGTCATTAGTCCTGATGGTCGTAAAGGTCATATCCCAAAATCTCAGTTAAAAGATGCATTACAAGCAGGATATAAACGTGGCAGTTAAGATTGATTTTACTCCTATAGAAGAAGAATCCATTCAATTTACTCCATTTGGAGAAGTTGAGGAAGTGGTAGAAGAAAAAGCTCCTACTGATATTGAAAGGATCAAAGACATTGCAAAACAAATTCCTGTATCAGCTTTAAAAGGTGCGGGAGGAGCTTATGGAAATCTTCTGCAAGCTCTGGGAGTCCAAGATAAAGAACTCCTTCCTGGGGAGAAAATTAGAACGCAAACTGAATTTGACGTCCTGGAAAAACTTCAAGAGCCCGGTTATAAGCCAACTCTTGCTGAAATCATGCAGCTTACTGATGATCCCATTATGGCCGGCCTGAGAGGCCTTCCTACCAGTGAAGATATTGGAAAAGGATTAGAGGCTGTGGGAATTGAAGCTGAAGCTGAAACCCCTGCAGGAAGAATAGCTGGAAGAGGGATTGAATCTTTAGCAGAAACGGCAGCATTTGCTCCAGGATCTCCTCTATTTATGTTGGCATCTTTATTAGGAGGAACAGGAGGACAAGTCATAAGAGAATTAGGAGGGCCAGAAGGATTGGCTAAGGGATTTGATATCGCAGCTTCCTTAACTCCAGCTGGAAAAGGATTAGTTAAAGGAGTAAAAGCTCTGAAAAAAATTCCTGAGTTGACAAAACGTGGAATTACAAGGCTTAAGGGAGTGAAAAAGATCCCTACAAAAATCAAACCTATCAGCCGAAAGAAATTTATTAAGACTCGACAGCTTCTTCAAAAAGATATTAAAACCCAAATTAATAAGATGACAGAGGAAAAGCTTCCCTTTTCTAAATTGATGAAAGGAGATAATGAGATATGGAATAGATTTGAAAATGCTTTCGATATAGTGAGAAAGGAAGCCGCTACCATTGACAAAACTGCACCGGGTGGGAAAAATCTTTTTGTAGAAATTGCTAAGTCTATTAATAAAGCTAAAGATGTTGCAGCACCAAGTGCCTCTACAAGAGCTTATGTGCGCGAACTGAGAACGTTTAGAAACCGTCTCTCCGGTAAAAAATTAAGTGCTACTCAGTGGGAAAAACAATATAGAGAAATCAATAAAGGAATCCGAAATCTCAGTAAATCTATCGATATTTCGGGGGGTAAGGAAGGAACACTAGATGCTTTAAATGAACTAAGAAAGTTGACTGCTGAATCTATAGAAATAAATTTCAAAGACCATCCAGAATTTGTTAAATCTTTCAAATCTTTAAATAAAGCATATTCTGATTATAAAAATAATGAAGCAGTTATAAGGTTGATGCAACCTGCTTTCAGTGGAAAAGGGTTAAGGGGCCCAAGATTTACTGCTATTATCGATAGCAAAAAAGGAAAACAAGTTTTAACTAGAGCTCTAGGAAAGGACGGGTATCGAGAAATGTTAGATATTTCCAAAGATATTCAACCGGTGAATAAATTATTTGAAATGCTGGATGTAGAAAAAGGAAATTGGCTTGGATTGGGAAGAGTAGTCGGGGCTCATGTAGCTAAAAATGTAGTAGGAGCTGTATCAGAACCTGCTGGAAAACTTGTATATCCGGCCCTATATATAGGAAAAGGTATCAAAGGAATACGAAAAAGACTAAATAATGTTCTCCTATCTCCAGCTGGCAGAAGAGAGTGGAAAGCTGCAGTCGACGCTATCAAAAATCAAGACAAGAAGCGCTTTTTAACGGCTGCAGCCAAGCTCAGCACCATAATGGACAAAGATCCAGAAAAGGTAGAAGAATAATAAGTATCTCAGTTTCTATGCGAAGTCCCTTTTTCAGATAAAGTATTTACAAATTCCTCCGCTTCCGGAGAAGATATCGCACTATAAAGATTATCTAATTCTAATTGCATTGTATCATTGAATTTCTTTTTCCAACCGTCTTTTCCACCTGCACCATAGGCAAGATTTATATAAAGAGAAGTACAGTGACTAAAAAGCTCATGAGCAAAATCTAAAGAATCTTGAAGAGGAAGATTGGTTACTTTCTTAACCAACTCGTCTAGCTCTTTTTTGTATAGTTCAAGCGACATCATTTCTCCTTAAAATCATGTTCATTCATAATTTTATTTATAGTATCTAGTTGTGCCTTCATCAGATCCTTAAATGTACTAAGCCAGTCCTCTTCCATATAGTTCTGAGATATTTCTATATAAAGAGAGATGCCCCTAACGAACAAATTCTTATGAATAGATTGTATAGATTCTTCTCCAGGAAGAGCTAATATCATTCTTCCAAGATCCACAGAAGCTTTATCTATTTTTTCTATACTTAAACTCTCTTTCATCATTTCTCCCATAAATTATTAAAGCGTCTAGGTGCTAAATCAGTGTAACGGACGGTATGATTAATGTCTTTGTGACCTAAATAATCTTGGATCACACGAATATTTACATCTTTATTGGCTAAATAAAATCCACAAGCATGCCTCAGCATATGAGGATGAATAGAAATGGGAAGGTTAGCAGCCTCTCCCAATAGAGATAAAACGCGACGAACATTACGCGTTCCTATTTCTTTCTGAGTTTGAACGTTACAAAAAACATTCTGAGCAAAAGGGAACATCTTTTTGAGTTTTCTTAAAGCTGCCATTTCTTTGGGATCTAAAGGGTGAGTAGAGCGTTTTCCGTTTTTTTTGCGTATGACATTAAGAATCTGTGAGTCAAAATCAATCTGCGTCCATTTTAATTCAGTAGCTTCGCTTACTCTTAAGCCATGACGGTAAAGGAGTAAGATTAATGTATAGTCTCTATGTTGAAGTTTTGGATCCTTTCCTTGGAGCTTTGCTGTTTTTAGAAGAGTGTTGACTTCTTTTTCGGTTAGATACTCTCTTGACCGTCTGTCTTTGTTTTTTGGTTTTCGTGGAGGAAGATTTTTTACTGCCTTCTTTTTTAGGAAGTTCAGTTTTACTTCCGAAAACACTGGCTTTTCGTGTAGCATTTTTTAACTTGCTCCTCTTGGGGGGTTTTTTCTTCGGCTGCCTACTGGTAGCCATTTGGGCACTTCTGTTGGGTGGGTTGATATAGTTTTGATATTTGTAAAAAAGATTCTCATATTCCTGGCGAGCACTGCTATCAGAATAAGCCATCCAACAGTAAAGAGCAATCAAAACTGCTACTATTATAAGAGTAATTATCAATGCATTCATAAAAATTCCCATATTTCAATTATTTTAAATAATTTCGTTGATTAAATGAAAGCCTAATGCTAACAAAAAATTAGATGTAAAAAATTCTTAGGTAGCAGATTTCCCTAAGACCCAGAACATAGTTGGAGGATTCCTATGTCACAAGCGCAAAATACCAATTCAGCATCCGTTGATGGATTAGATAATTTATCTTATTTAAACCAGAGTGGAACAGCACAGACCCTCACAGTTAGGGCTCTACGTGCTCCTAAAGCTAGTGATAGAAGATATAAAATTGGAACCATCTGGATCGAAACCGTCACCAATCAAGCTTTTATCTTAACAAGTGTAACGAGTAGTCAAGCTCAATGGGGTCTTGCATCTGCAGGATCTTCTGATCTCGATACTTTAACCGGCGATACTGGAGGTCCTCTCAGTCCTACATCTGGAAACATTAGTATATTAGGAGGAATGGGCATTGATGTTGATGGTTCCGGAAGCACTCTTACTGTAAGCACTTCTGCACTGGCAAGCTTTCCAATTACTCCATATGTAGTAGGTGCTATAGGTGAAGCTGGATTTCAAACTGTCCAAGCTGCGATCACTGCGGCTACGACTGCTGGAGGCGGCGTGGTCTATATCCAACCTGGAACTTTTACAGAGAATCTAACTCTTGCTTCCAATGTATCTCTAGTCGGTACTAACTTTAACGATGTTACCATCACTGGAATTCATAGCCTTCCCTCTTCAGGAAATATTCTTTTTCAGAATCTAACACTAACAAGTACCACTCATATATTGAGTAGTGCTGCTGCTGGGACAGGAACTCTTACATTTGAACAGTGTAATTTTACCGTAAATAATGGTTTTGTATTTTTCCTTCAAAATTGGACAGGAGATCTCACTATATCTGACTGCAGATCTATAGGAGGCCAAGATGCGATTGTAAATAACTCAGGAGGAGCTACCGTTCTATTAAAAGATTCTAAAGTAGGGTCTGGAGGAACAGCAAGTTCGAATGAGTTAGATTATCAAGGAGGATCTTTTACAGTAGACAACTGCATCGTAGATTGTAGATCTACTTTTGGAGCTTCTACGACTTTAACAGCAAAACTAGGATCTCAATTTAATGGACAGGTAATCGTAACCGATGATTGCATTACTAATTTTACAAATGTAGCTGTCACAACAGGATCTGGAATTGCAATTACTTATGATTCCACCGGTTCTTTCACTCTAACCGAAGCGACCATTTCTTCGACTGCGACTACTCCTCTATCGGGATCAGGATCAGGACCTTTTAAATTGGGAGCTGCAACTTTCACAGACAATTCAGATATATCAAGTAGCATTACTGATTTGATATTTTCAAAACAAACTTCTGGAACTACGCCCTATGTAGTTGGAGCAAGTGGAATCTACAATACTATTCAAGATGCTATCGATGATGCCACTGTAACAGCACCGGCTACCGTTCTTATCCAGGCTGGCTCTTTCACAGAAAACCTTATATTGGCGGATGATGTTTGCCTTCAAGGGGTTTCTATAGATGCGGTCACCATAACTGGACAACATACCCCTCCGATAAGTGGAAGAGTGATGTTAGAAAACATCAATCTTGTCAGTGCAACCAATATTATAAATAGTGCAGCTGCGGGAACTACGGAAATAACCATTAGAAATTGTGCGAATACTGCGACCAATGGATATTTATTAAATGTTCCTAACTGGACAGGACCTCTTAATTTATCTGCAGTCACCTCTCCTCCCTCAGGAGGAAATAATGGATTTGTAAATAATACTTCAAGCTCCACTGTTACAATAAATTCATCCGAAATAGGAGATGGCTCTTCTAATCCCTTTATTGTAAACGGCATTCTCATAATATCTGACTGTCTAATAACTCCTCCTTCAACATTTACCGGTACATTAGTGACTTCCACAAACAGTTTATGGGGAAGCACAGTTACGTTAGCTGGAAGTGCTCGAGCTTCTTTTACTAATTCCTTATTTCTCGTTGGATCTGTAGCCGCACTGACTGTAAACACTACTAATACCACCACAATTTCTGGAGTTACCATAGATAGCTCAGCAACGCCTGTTATTTCCGGAACTGGGTCTGGAATTCTTGAGTTCGGTACCGTAACTTTTTTAGCTAATAGCGGAATTGCTTCCACTCTTACAGTTCATAGACCTTCTACATTAGAAGCGGGCGAGATCAAAGGAAGGTTTTTTGATATCACCGGCGATGAAATTACTTTCGAAGGTTCTCCTCTTGGTCAAACTGCTAAT